TGCTTTGCTATATGCAGGGTCCTTCGACGTGCTGAAAAAACTATCTACCTGCTCAGTAAGATCGGCGACCGCTTTTGTGACTGTCTGCCGGTTTTCCTCTGCTTGATCGAATGTGCCAGCTAGTTTTTGTTTCTGTGAAATTTGATTATATAGCCCAGCGTTCGCGCGCATAGCCCACATTTCGTCGTACTGGTTGCTCAGTAAATTTGCGACCTCTTCAACTGAAGCAAAGGCAACTTCTTCTTCAGCGCCTGCTCCGCCGCCAGTTGTGGCCATTTTGGGGTCATCTTGCCCAGCATAAGAACCGCGCATAGTTAAAGTGTTATCTGGGCCTATAGAAAACCCATTGAAAGAGAAGCCTTCATTCTTTCGAGCTGTATAGTCGGTGTTTGCAATAAGTGAAGCTAATTCTTCTGCTCCCTGATTAAATTTATTTGAATTGCGCCCCTCCTGAAGAATCTCGGTCAGTTTCTTAGTGTCTAGCCCAAGTCCACCTTTCGTAGACACCCCCAGTTGATCTGCCAGTGCCATCGCTCTGGTCATGTCCATAGCATCGCGTTGTAATTCCGCTTCTTCTTTTTTCAGGGCTACCTGCTGCGACTCTAGGTCGTCTCGATACTTTTTATCCTGATAGCTAGCGTTAGCAGCTGCGCCACCGAAAAAACTTGATAAAGACATAATATTATCTCAAAAATATATTCGTTTAGATCATCATGATGGCTGCTGCGCCGAGCGAGCCCAACATGCTGTATGTTTGCGCCTTCGCACCCGCTTGAGCGGATCTATAGGCGTTTTCACGTTGTGAGGCAGCACCGGCGGCATTACTTAACGCGCCCATAGATGAACGGTTAACGCCTTGCCCAATGTTGATCAGGTCGGCCATTAAGGCTCTATTTGCGTCTTTTTGTGCTATTCGGGCATCAGATACTCCTTGTATGCCACCAAGCGTGGTGCCCATTTCTAGCTCACGCCGCTGCTGCTGCATTTGAGCAGGGGTGAGCGCAGAACCGTAACGTGATGCATTACGGTTGACGACGCCCTGCATCAGGGCATTTGAGTTATCTCGGTCTTCTTTCGCTTGGTCTATTAAGCTTGTATCATTCTGAGCTTTATCTATTAGCTCTAATTCGATTGGCTGTATATCGCGTAAGTAGTTGTTGTAATCAGCTTGCGTGATATTCGAAAGGGTTTGCTCTGGGTCTATACCGTCTTTGTTATAGGCAGTCAGGGCCGTTGCGCTCGCGGGGTTTTGATACCCCAAAAGGCTTTGATCAAACCTGCCCGCTTGTAAATAGTTTCTCGAATCTATGATTCCCATCTGAGACATTAGCCACCACCCCTATCCGCTTCTTTATATGCATCTGTAAAGTCCTTCCACGCACCTGCATACTTGCCGCCTTTAAACGCACCAGCAAACTTGTCCATTCCAGCGCCCGCGACCTTCATCCCTGCATCGAGACGTGCTTGACGCAGCAGCTCATTATTCTTGGCTTTATTAAGCCCGCGGCTTACTCCGATATTTGTCAGCTTAGAGAGGGCAGAGCCAGAATCAGCGCTTTGGCCCTGTGAGACACCAACAGCTGCGCCTGCTCTTGTGTTCTGGATCTCCAGCGCACCAGCGCCTGCTTGTCCTAATTGGCCTTGATACGCTCCCGATAAATCCGCTGCCACCTGGCCTGCATTTTGAGTTGCAGCGTAGGTTGGTTTAGCTGTAAGAGTCTGCATTACGTCGGCGTTACCGCGTCCCCTGGCGATATTCTTGATGTCATCAGACAAAGAATCCTTTAACTCAGCGACGTTCAGCGGTTGATAAGTCTTATTAAAAAACTCCGCCTTCTGCGCGCCGATGCGGGCTTCGGTCTTCTCAGCCTCTGAGGCTTTGTAATCTGATTTCTTTGGTTTACTTGCCATTACACTTCTCTCGTATAAACAATAGTGTCGATCTTCCAACCTTGTTCTAAAAAATACTCTCGTAGCTCAGGTACTGCTGACCGTGTTTCTATATTTATGTAGCCTTGCTCTCTCGCCAGCGCTACAAAAAAATCCTGGTGCCGAGCTACGAGATTCATGCCTCTCTTATAAGCCCAAGCCAGCCAGATCAACATTGTCCTTTCTCCAGTGAACGTGTCCGTTTCGCCCGTTGTCACAACAAAACCATGCTCTGTCGTCCATAACGTAGCTGCTTCGGATTCACATGCTGCGTACACATCGCCTGATGTGAATGTCAGCATAGGATTAGCGTCTAGAATTTCTTGTATTGCGGGGAGCACCCACTGCGCATTGCAGGTAATGTCCGTCGCAATAGGGTCGCTAACCACCCCTGCCATATCTGTTACGTCTTGTGCGCCATGCGCCTGAACTTCCACCATATCGAACCTTCCTAGCTACGCCCGAGTCCGCGCCACGAGCTTTGCGCTCTGCATTTTCGACTCCCTCATTGAACAACTGGCCGTATACACCCGCTATCTGCAAGTCGGTCCAGTCTTGGTTTGGTATTCTGAGGAGCCTAAATAATGCACCGTTGATAATTGTGTCTCGATAATCGTTCATCACGTCGTTATCGCACGCTGTACTTGTGTGCGTAGGTTTTAAAACGGCCCTAACGATAGTGCTCGAAACACCTGTAGTTGTTGGAATAGGGGCCAGCCACACTAAAGACGAGCCCTGCTGTACGTAGTACTCAGGCACACCATTACCCGCGCGCCACTTCGGCAGGCGTTGCTCTAAAAGGGTCGAGGTTATTGGTTCTAGATCTTTCCCTTGGTGGGTTATCCACAGTATTTTCTGCACAGTAGTGCCCGACGGGGGCTCTAAGTCGTACTCGTAGATGTTACCGACCGTCGTCAGTGGGTCCAGCTCAGCTTGATATACGCTTGCCTTTTCACACAATTCAATGACGGCTGATCGAATATTGTTCTCAACCAATGTGTCTGGGCACCCTGAAACAATAGGCAGGATGCTAGGAAGCAACGATTCGTAAGAAATCGCCATAAATTACACCATCTGCGGTTGCTGAGGCGCTCTACGCTCCATATTCGGGTTGGTAATAGCATCAATTTGGCCCTTACCTGTAACCGAGTTCGTGAACAGCGCGAAATGGCTGTTAGCGCGTTGGGAGTTACCTGCGTACTCAGCGTCTTTCATGTAGGCCATATAAAGAACATAGTTCATAACAGCATTCGCGAAGATGTCAGGAATCGAAAGGTTTCCACCCTGAGCAACTGTTGTTGGGTTAGAGCTGTAAATTATTTCCAGATAAGCGGCACCACTAACTCCAGGGTAGACGTAAAAATTCCTTGGATTGCTTTCTTCGTAAATATAATGCTTCACAATGTTGGTATGCGCGGCATCGCCCGCAACGGTAGGGTCGTGCCAGTCAGGGGTTTGACCGTTCAACACTTCCGCGTCTACAAGACGTACTGCGCGCTTACCCGTGCCGCCTGACGCTGCTGACATGTTGCGCACAACTTTCAGAAGGCGGTTACCGGCTGATGGGATATCTTGCTTAGTACCATCCGCCAGTGTGATTGTCTCGTTAATAGCCGAAGCGTCGGGCTTCAGAAGAGCAATTTCACGTTGTGCGTCGTTAATCCACAAGACAAGTTCGGCAACCACTGGCCACCTGACTCCGGTGGTGTCTTGGAGTACTGTCTGTACCCGATCAATTACGCTTTGTACTGTCGTTGCCATGATATTTACCTATGAGTTAAGTATTGATTCCCAAGCTGCTTCTCGGGCATCTGTGTCTACCGCTCTACCTAGCGCTTTGTTAACAGCCGTTGCTTTCGGGTAGCCATCGGCTTTAAATTTCTTTGGGTCACCTTCGTCCATCATTTTCTCAAGGCAGGTGACTAAATCTTCTTCAGGTTGTACCGCTGTCTGTACTTCCAAAACTTCTTCGAACTCAGCAACCTCGGCTGCCTCTTCTTCAACGTACTTGGCGTTGTATTCTTTAGCGCCCATCTGTATGGCTAATAGGCCGACTTCATCTGCAATTTCGCGGGGTACACCGGCTTCAAATAACACGACGGTGCCGCCAAGGGTCGCCACTCGTAATGGCTCACTGCTTACAATCTTCATGATTGATTCCTATTTTGTTTTGGTGTTGTACTTTTTGCCTTCCCAAGTGAAAGTCTTGTATCCAGACTTCCGAGCGTTCGCAAAAGCGGTCCTAAAGGACGTCGCTGCACCTGACTTCTTCGCGTAGACGGGGTAGTTTCCGGCTTTTGTTTTAACGCCGCCTGTCTCTTTGCTGGAGGCTTGCAAGCGCCGATTAGTATTTGTATAGCTGGCGGTTTTGCCAGAAGCGCTAGGCTTCTTCAAAGTGTTCTTACCTGTAACAGGTGCTTTTTTTGCTGCGGCCTTTTTAGGGGCACGACGCTTTTTCAATTCTTCGCTTCGGGCGGCGATTTTTTTCTTACGCTCTGCTCCGGCGGCTGCCTCTTTCTTTCTCTTCGCTGCTAGCCTCTCTTTACGAGCGGCTGCGCGCTTTTTTGCTGCTGCAGAGGGCCCAGTCTTAGGCTTGTCGTCTTTACTTCCAAAAAAACCAAACATTCTTTTACCTCTAAAGTAAAAGCCCCCTCCGAAGAG